CGATCATTGTTCTCAATCGTGGTCGGCCCCCAAGTCGTTTGCTTGCTAACGGGATTGTTTTGATTAGTAGCATTAGACCATGCGGCGGAAACTTCAAGTGTGCCGCTGTAGTGATGCGTCAGGAAGCCAGCCGTGTCAATTTCGGTAGTGATTTGAAAATCGAAACGCTGAACGCGCTGTTCCGCACATGAAAACCACTTGAAATGAAACGCAACAAAAAACGCGGCATTGCTGTTCTTGCCATACATCTTCGTGATGGTTACTTGTGTCAGCGGCCCGTTTCGCGAATCGCTCAAAGACACCGGAACAGTCTTGTCATTACTTCCATCGTTGCCTTCGCTATTCGCGCAAAGCGTATTGAACACTCCCGCACTCATGTCATCAAAGCGATACAACAGAGGCTTTCGCGGCTGATTCAGCAGAGCGCGAATAACATCAATCGTGTTTATGCTGGTCGCCGCGTACCCGGAATCGCCCGTGTGAACAACGCCGACTCCCTCCAATTCATACATTCGACCATTGGAGTTGAATGAATCGCCGGGATATTCGTTCGTGGCCGCGAATCGGTCGATGCGCGCACGCTGAATGATGATGTCGTTGTATTTGATCTGCATTTATGGCCTGAATGCTGGACGCGGTGGTGGCGTTGGGCCGAAATGAGCAGCACCCAATCCGTGGAAAGTAGACAAAGCCCACAAATTGATTGTGGGAATACCCGCTGGCGATGGGGCACTTGCGTTGTAGTTCTTCCGGAATCGCTTCAGTTCTTCAAGCGTGTCTGCAATAGTAAGGTTCATTTCCTCAATGTTCATTCCCGCCTCAACACCGAGGCCAAGCCCTACCGCACCGCCAGCAACTGCGCCAACCTTCGCACCAATGATTGCGCCGGGAATCGCGCCGATGCCACCAAACAATGCGCCAATTCCGCCACCAATGAGCGCACCTGCTGCACCGCCGATGCCAGCACCGCCAACTGCTCCCGTTGCTCCGAGCGCAATCGCACCGCCCGTGCCGCCGAACATATCGCCGATGCCCTTGAGGACTTCAAGAATTCCGATGACAGCACCGAGAATCAAATCCAACACTCCGGCGATCAAAGGTGCAAGAGCCTTCAGGATGCCAGCCAGCAATGCGGACAGGCCACCCCAAATAGCAGCAAGAGCCGTCTTGATGGGAGTCATTGCATCCATCAAAATCAACTGGCTGGTCGCAATCGCATTTGCCAATGGGCCAAGAGCCTCGCCCATAGCCATACGCTGTTGCATCTCTCCGACCTGAAGTCGCGCAGCAGCCATTGCGCCGCCGTAGGACAACTTGGCTGCTTCGATTGTTGAGCGTGCCCATTCTTCCGAAGCGCGAATCGCTTTGCCGAGCGCATCGGCCAATCCAATCAGCAGACCTGTGCCCAAAGCAATCGCAGCACCAGCCAACGAGATGCCTGCGGCAACGCTGCCGACCTTTCCGCCCATCTGAATCAAACCATCAAGCACACCGCCGCTAGCGAAGATGCCCTGCCCGATGCTGTCGAACGCATCCTGCAACGGCTTGATGCGCTTCGATAGTGCATCGCCTTTCGACTCTTCTTCCGTGTCCGCAGCAGTCTTAGATGACGTTCGCAAATCGGAAACGGCAGAAGCCGTTTCGGCGACCGTTCCATCCAACATCCTCATGCCGCCAGCACTCTGCCGAGTGAAGTTCGCAAACTGATCCAGCATCACCGAGATGCGTGCCAACGAATCGTTGACCGACTTCAGGTGAACCGTCAATTTGCCGAGATGCCCTTGCATTCCTGCGCTCGACAGGAACACGGTGTTCAACTTATCAATGCCCTGCGACAGCCGGATTGCAGAGTCGCCTAGATGCCCTACAGCGTCCGCAGATGCTCCGGTGGCCCCGGCGGCGGTTTGGCCTCCAGAGCCTCCCATTGGGGTCGCTGCTTGGCCTGCAAACCGAATGTCAATATGTCCCAGTGATTCGTCAGCCATCTGCAAGCACCCTTACGAAAGTTCGGAATGTGGCGGTCGCGTAGGTAAGTCCAGTTTCGGCATCGTAAGTGCCGTTGTCCAGCCGCAAGAACACCTGATTCTCGGCTCCGGTTGGTTCGTACTTATTCAGGGCCGATGCGGCGTTGAACGCTTCTTGAAACGCACTCTTGTTGTCTACCAATTTCTCTGTCATGCGTTTCGCAAAGTCATATTCGACCTTGGCAACGGCATGAACCTTGTACTCCAAGACAAAGATGTTCAAACCCGTTTCGTCGCCCATAATGATCATGCTCGACGGTTCGATTTGAAAGTTCGGAACAGCCGAATCTTGCAAGTGCAACTTGTCAACGACAAAACAACGGTTTGCTGCAACTGACATCTGACTACTCAACCGAGTGGCGAGAGCCTTGAAGAAGTCGCCAATCGTTGTAGTCGAAGTCGTACTCACGGAATCACGCTATTCGTAATGGTTCCAGTTGCGTCGGTTGGCAGTTCGATTCCGCTAGCGAACGGAGCAAAGAACCTTTCGGTGTAGTTCAGCACATTCGACTGGTAGTTGTTGGTGATCGTTACGGTCGCATAGTCGCCGATTCGCCAGTCCGTTGCGCCACCGATAATTTGAATGAACTGCCCATTCACTCCGTACTGACTTGGCACAAACACGAACGCGCAGTCGATGGCCTTGACGCAACCCACATCCTGATCGATGTTGAATTCCAGACTAACCGATGACGATGGAGCGTCGTATGGCATTTGGTATGACCCAACAAACAACTGCCACGATGCAGTCAATCCACTTCCCGCAAGAACTCCGATTGGGCTTGCGGTCACATTGTCTAGCACTTCTAGATTGATATCTCGCGTCTGTGTTCCGCTGATTTTTTTAGCCCAAAATCCAAACACGATCCGCTTTCCGGGGCCAAGCACTGCTTGTGCGCTTGTCTGATTGAGTGATGATGTCACAGCCCCACTATGAAGCAAAGCAGACCCGTTGCGGAATGTTCCAGCGGAAAGTTGCGATAGTGCAGATGCGCCGCCGACCGTCCAACCGTCCGGAACGCCGCCCGTGAAGGTGTCAAAGCCGCCGTTGGTCAGCGTGTTCTTGGAGTCGTTGTAGTCGCTGCTGGCAAGAGTCGCGTTGCAGCCCGAACCTCCCGGCCACAGATACGAAGTTGAATCCGCAACGCGAGCAGTGCCAGTAATGCGAAACACTTCGCGGCCAAGTGCTGCACCAGTAGTCGTGTCGCTGATGCACTGCACGCGAATAGTTTCGCTTGCAGACATCTGCGAGGGAATCCCATGAAGGATGACTTTGCCAGTTCCCACATTGCTTCCCGCGTACGACACGCTCCCCTGCGTAATCACATTTCGATACAGCGAAGTTCCGGCACTTCGCATCTGCCGATTCAGTTCTTGCAACGCTGCATTTGTCGTTTTCGCAATCGAATCGTTGTCTGCCGTGATCATCTCGGTAAGCGTCTTCACGCCACCCTGAACCACATTGCTGATCGAACTGTCCGTGCTTGAATACAGATTCAAGAAGTACGCCAGCACATCCGAAATCATGTATCGGGTGCTGGAGTCATACTGTCCGTCAAGGCCCGATCCGGTATATGCACCCGTTCCCTTGATGCGATCTAGCAATGCACTTCGTGCATCGATCTGCGACTTCGCAACGCCGAACAGTTTGCCGAGTCGGTTGTACAGAGTGGTCAGTGAGATCGCCATTGCTTGCTTCCCTGATTGGCGGAATCAAAAGCCGCCTCAATTTGCGCCTTCGTATCCGGCTCCGTTCCAAACAGGGCAGCAGTCAATTCGTTTGCCGCTCCCCTTCCGCCAACCGCAGCCCCGATGGCTTGCGTTGTTGGCAATGCCTTCCAAGCGAGTGCTGTTCGCATATTCAGCATCATGCCGATTGCGATGTCTTTGGGAAAGTCGAACGGGTTTACGCCATAAACAGCCGTAAAGATGCTTATGGCGCGAGCGCGTTTCCCAGAGATGCCAACTTCAACTTCGCACGAAGCACGATGGCGAACAGCCGCGTGTCATCAAGGTTCTCAATCGCTTCCGCAGGGAACACCGACTTCTTGAGCGCAGCAATTTCAGCCTGCGCGTCGCCCTTGTCGAGCGCGTTGTTCAACTGTAGATCAGCGATGAAGATGCTTGCGTCGATACGGAACTGGCGACCATCGGCCAAGCCAACTTCCAAATCCAGCATTTGCGTGTCGAGTTTCATGGAGGCTCCTATGTTTAGGTGGTAGTGAAGGTGTACAGGGCACCGAAGCCAGCCGTATCCACATCAGGCAGGATTTCACCAGCAAACACAAGTCGAGTGGCCTTGTTGCCGAACTCCTGATAATCCAACTTCGTGGGACGCACACGGAACACCGTGATACCGCGACGATTGGCGATATCGGGATCAAGTTCAAAATTCAATGTCAGGTCGTTTGCATTTGTATTGTAACCAGCCTGCGTCAGCATGCCGATGATTGGATACTTTCCAGTTTCGCCACCCGCAGCACCATTGCCAGTCATAAAGACTTGCAACTTATTAGCCTCTGCGGTGTCATAAGACACAAGGCTGAAATTGATCGTTGCAATTACGCCAGTCATAATTGAATCTGCAGGCATATCGCCAAACTCATTCGTCTGAATGTCCACATACTTGTGCGTTATTTCGATGCGGAACAGGTCGTTGTTGTCACCGCGACCAAGGACTGCGGATGCTGCCGTAGAGCCTGCTCCCCACTTGATCTTGTGTGGGCCCGTGACATTGATTGCTGTTGCCATAGTTTATCTCCTGATTTGATTCTAACGCGCACCCAGCGCGTCTGCGATAGCACGGGCAATTTCCAGCCGTGCAGATTTTGGAACGGCCAAAATGGGGCGAGCAGGCACCGTAACGCCATGTTTCGCCCACACATACTCGCCACGCTTCTTGGCTTTTGGGTCGCCGCGAGACATGGCTTTGCTAAACGGAATGAAATTAGGCCCACGGGTAGTGAAGCCATGATGCTGGAAAATCGCAACGAGTGGGCCAGTCAGCCACATTCGCACGCCGTTGTCGATGTATTTGGTCTGTCCCTTCAGGTTGTTGTAGATCGTTTCCCCGGTGTTGTAGAGGGGCGTGCCGCCTCGCCGGGGATGCCGCAGCAGCACCTGCCGCCTGTTCTTGCCCCGACCCTTCCAGACCTTCAAGGTGGCTGTATCAGCCCACAAACGGGCATAGCCGCCCACATCTGCACCCTTTGTTTCGATTCGACGCTGCGCCTGTGTTCGAAGAATATCGCCGACATTGCTCCTGCGCAGCCGCCGCTGAAGTTCATCGCGAATATTGATTCTCACATCAGATTCCGAGTCAGGCGAGCCGGGAAAAACGCGTCGTCCGCCGTCATGCCCAACTGACTACGGACATTCGCATTGACAACGGACAACTGCGGCAGACCCGCGTCCCGATTACTGGTCACCGCCAACACACGCTTGCCGTCCCGCAGGCTAGACAAGGCTGTTTCTGCCCGATTCGCCTTGGCCTTCACGGATTCGGGGACATCTCCACCCCTGCGCTCAAACAGATAGCAGAGAGCCAAATCAGCCACCAAACCCTGCAGATAGGCGTTGTTGGCCGTGGCAAGGGTTTCAAGATCGGTCACGCTATAGGTATTGCTCGTCGTTGCGGCCGAAGCGATTTCCTCTCCAGCGCGAAGTAACGCCTGCGTAATGATCGTGGACGACGAAATCGTGCCGTCTGTATTGTCATCCGTAGCCAATTCTTTCAGCAAACGCTCATCGGCATAGTTCACGAAGTTCGCATTGCTCAAGAGTTGATTCATGGGTTCTCCTAAAGAATAGGGCGGTACGGCTATTCACCGCACCGCCCATTCGCATCCGACACTTGCCTTTAGGCGGTGATGTCGTCGATGAACACGCCACTCAGCGGCGCAGTCACTTCAATCGCCGAGTTGTCAACCACGCTGCCCTTCAGGCGGCGATTCCACGGGTCTTCGCTCGTCTCCACAGTCATGTCTTCGTAAGCGAAGACTGACAGGGTGCTGAACGATGGGCCTTCGTTGCCCACAAGGCCACCGGGACGGCTCACGAACACCATCTGCGGCTTGCTGCTGGCGTTGTTGTAGAAGAAACCGCGGCCACTGCCAGTCGTGCTCGGAGTCTTGCGATTAGACACGCGCACCGTGTCATCAACCACAACGCCGCCGAGACCGTAAAGATCAGAAGGCAGACCGTACAGCGAGAACGCAGTCGAACCACGCAGGTACTCCAGCGCAGCCGGGTAGTTCTTCACATAGTCAGTCACATCGGCGGTCGCTGCAAGCAGGCGAGCCGTCGTGGGGTTGATGACCATGAGAATGTCCTTCGGACGCACCACGCCGACGGTGTTCTGAATGATCTTCTCGCAAGCGAGACGAATGATCTTCTGAACATTGCCGGAACTGGTATACGCACCAGCACCAAGATTCGTCGCGCTGCTGAAATAGTTCACGCTGTTCGTCCAGTTACTGCTGGTCGTCAGAGCCGTAGCAGCACGGTACGAACGCAGAGTCATCATGCGCTGCGCGTGAATGCGAGCGTGCGAAGCCACGATGTCCCACTGCGCCTGCTTGATGTTCTCGGTCGGAATGCCGAACGAGGTCTGATATCGCTGCGTGGCGTACGAAACGAACTCAAAGTCGCTCTGCACGCCAGTCGGACGATCCTCACCAAGAGGCCACTGGAAGTCCTGCGTATTCACGATGCGAGCCGTTTCCTCCTCATCAATCTTCAGGTAGTAACCCTTGGACTGCGTGACAGGAACGATCTGCGCGTACTGCGTGATCGCAAACGAGTTAGGACTGCGCGTGAATTCAATCTGAATCGCGCCAGTCGCCGCCGAGAAGGTGGGAACGAAGATATTCGATCCACCGCCAATTCCGTATTCAGCCATTTGTCATTGCCCTTTCTGTTTGAGCGGTTGGATCAATACTTCACGAAGCCACCGATGCGCATCGCCTGAATGATTTCATCGGCTGCGCCGTTCTGAAGAGCGACATAGCCGTGATATCGGGTGGTGCCAGTCGTGGTGGTTGCAGTCTGACACTTGCCGCTGCCGTCAGACTCCAGCAGATCGCCGTGAGTCACCGCAGTGCCGACCTGCACAAGCACCACCGCACCGCCCTGAAGGGAGATGGGCAAGCCGCTAGTGGCATGGTTAGCCGAATCAAACTGCAGCGTGCTGGCATCGGCAACGCCAAGAATCGTGGTGCTGTCTTCCGCAGCCTGAAGGCCACGATTGTCGTTAGTAACGCCAGACACCTTGCTCACCTTCACGAAACGGTAAGGTGCAATCGTGCCGCCAGCGATCAGTTGAGGGGTATCAGAGTAAGAACCCATTGGGTGTTCCTTTCGTTAGGCCTTCTTGCCCGTGTACTTTGCGAACAGTTGACGATACTTGCCCGAATCGTTGCCAGCCTCGCGCATGGCACGCTCATAGGCCTCACGCTCATTCATGCCGTCGCCATCGTCAGTCATGGTGAACTGCGCGATAGTGGGCAGGCCGATCGGATCGCGGCTCATGGTCGCCTTCCAGAACGACATCTTGGCGACGGGGTTCTTGGCATCAGCCAGTTCCTCGACCATCGAATTGCGGAACTTGCCGCAGCGATAGCCTTCGCGAATCATGCCATCGACCTCGCGAGCGAAACGCTCAAGACGAAGTTGACGCTCATAGCGAGCATTCTGTGCTTCCAGTTCACGGACGCGAGCAAACAGTTCCTTGTTCATCTTGCTTCCCTTCGAATAGGCAGACTTGAACGGCTTCTTGCCACCAGCAGCGGCCTCCGCCTCCATCTCATCTTCGTCTTCTTCCTCAAACATCTCATCGTCATCGGAGGACATTTCGTCCTCTTCGATATCCGAATCACTCGCCATTGCAACGGCAGAGGCATCCATCATGTCCTCAAGGCCCGAACCCTCGGCCTCCATAGTCATTTCAGGGCCAGCCATTTCCTCCGCCTCATCGGGAGCAGCGCAAAGAGCCTCGTTCTGCTTCTTCTCGTCCTCTGCTTCCATCTGCTTCTTCATCTGCTTTCGTGCCATTGGATTCCTCTGTGTTCCTGCGGTCGGGACGAAGGTGTTTGAGCCACCACCCACGCCAGTTTCCGCGTTCTGAACCTTGTTGTCAAGACTTACACGCAACGATCCCATCGGTCGCTCAAATACTACCTTGTTTCCGTTCTTCCCAAACTTGGTATCGGGAAGTGGCCGTCGAGGAGTGTCGCGTCCAAGCAACGCGACTTCCGAGAGGTGATCGTCTTTCCAAATCTCTGCGGACCGTCGCGGGAAAGCATTGTTTCCCAGCAACTTGTCGAACATCGGCTGCGACATTTCGACATCGCCAACGATGTAGCCGACACCGTTGCGGTCTTCGTAACGCACGGTCGTAATGTCGCCAACGGCAGCGGGAACGGCTTCCTTGCCTTCCTTCTCATGCTCAATCACTAACTTGGGCCTAGACCCTCGGGCGATGAACTGGTTGGTTCGCTTGGCGATCGAAGCCACCTTGTGATTGTCGTACTGCTGCATGGTTTCGTCCTCGTCGGAATCAATCGACGGGTCGAATCCCATGAACAGTTCAAGGTCGCGGATTCGCACTTTGCCTTCGGCGGTCTTCTCTACGGCGTGTGATGCTGGCATAGTTAGATACCTGAAACGAGCACTGCAAGGATTTTGGCATAAGATCGCGCTGCGTCCTGCGCCGCGGCGTAAATTTTGCGCGCCTCGGCTTCATCCTCGGCCCGCATAAATTGACCATAACTCTTGTCGTTTGCGGACGCGAATTTCTCCGACATATCACGCAGCGCACCCGAAATGCGATCCCACTTCATTAATGCTTGAAATTCGGGAGTCTTACCTCGGGCATCATTCCACGCGAACTTCGCCTTCTTGCCGGGGCGGGAGAATGACTGGCGGATTCTGTCTAGCAAATTCATGCGGCTCATAGCAGATTCAAGAAGGCGTACATCTTTCTGCTTTTTCGCGTTGCGAACCATCTCCATTACGAGAGGAATCGTCTTTGTTTCAACTTCAACGAGGTCTGCGCGCTTCTTGCTGCAAACTTCAAGGAGGCTCTTCAGCCGATTGACAACATAAAGGTAGTCTCGGTCACTGGAAGAATCCCATTCCTCGGGGAATGCTTCGGCAAACTTTGCCTTCGCACCGGAGCGAGAGAACTTGTTCTGAATCCACATCGTCGCAGTGCCGTTCGCGTCTTCCTTGTTGTCGGTAAAGAAGTCTGCGTTTGCGTGGTACTTGCCGTTCTCGTAGAACTTCACGACATACTCGTTGTATTCGGGGTCTTTGTAGACCTTGGCAATGCGAACCGACTTGGCATCCTGCACGGTGTTCACAAGACGCTTTGCCATCTCGGTTTTCTTGCCGGAACGGTCAAACTTTTGACTCGCGGCACGCTTCATTTCGGCAATGATCTGTCGAACTTCCGTGTCTTCATAGAGTTCCGGTTCCTTGAGAACTGCCTTGGCCCATCCAACCGAGAATGAATCGTATGCCTTCGCTTTCGGTCCGTACTCGCGAAGTGCATCTTGAAGTCGCGAAAGCAGTTGCTTGCTCGCGAACTTCTCTTTCTTGCCCGGAGCCGCAGCGTAGAACTTGTTCTCAATCTTCTTCTGATTCATCTCTGACCTCCAAGTGGAAATGACCGCCGACAGCCGCAGTTGGCCCGTCGTGGTCGATGCTTGCCTTCTTCAGTTTCTTCGACACGAACTCCGCAATGTCCGGGTCTTCAAACGACACGATCAGCAGATCGTCGTGATCGCACAGCGCACGCCAACCGCCATTCGGCAGAATGTTCTTATCCAGCAGATTGCCAAGAATGCGACTGCGGCCAGCCTTCTGAACTGACTCGCCGCCGAAGTAGAACTTGTCCTCTGCCTTTCGGCTCATCTCAATGTCCGACCTTCTTGAGTTCGTTGATTTCGGACTGCGCAGCCTTGGCTTCTTCAATCAGCATAGTGTCTCGCTTGCCCTGACCGTAGGCAAGAGCCTGCGACACCAAGACCTGCATCTGCCGGATGTTGCTCGGCGTGATTCCAACGGCCATCTTGCGAATGAAATCCGAGGAACGATCATCAGCAGAGTGCGTTGACTTGGAATTGAGTTCACCACGACGCTCCATGCTCTTTGCAATCGCAACAGCCTGATCCTGCGGATAGCCCTCGCGAACGAGCAGGCCGATTTTGTTGCTCACAGCATCATCAGATGCAAACTTCTCGCGCTGGCCGAAGCGGGAGAACGATGACAGTTCCGAATGAAGAGTTGAAAGTTCTCCATACAAGGCTTTCATGTTTTGAAGCATCGGAGTGATGGAATCCAATTCGGAAATAACTTCTCGGAATGGATACGCGCCCTTTTTGGAACGAGAACCGTTCGACGCGTTCATTGCGGCAGTCATCGCAAGAACCACCTTTTGCTGAAGGTTTTTGATTTTGATCGTTTTTGCATTCCAAACATCAAACCTGTCAAAGCGGTCGGGCTGGCCTTGCTTACTGGAGTAGAACTTGTCTTCTGTGTTCATCGTTTGAATCCGGGATCGGGGTAAAAACCTTTGTCAATCAGTTTCTGACGCTGTAAGTTGTACCGATCAAGTGCCTTTCGGTCTACATTTCCGTCCTTGTCGGCGATCTTTAGTTGCATCGCTTCGTAACGCGAAACGGCTCTGATCGACCCTCGGCAGTTGAATCCGTTAGGCGGAATCAGGTTTTGAGCCTTCATGCGCTCGGGAGTCTCAATGTACCCGTCCATTTGCCAATGGAAGCCGGGATTTGATGACTTGCCTTTCGGTGCATATTCGCCGCCCGGTGCGCCACGGGTGCGCCTGTCGTGAACCTCAAACAAACGCAGCAGGGGTGCCCATGCCTTCGTTTCAGGTCGTTTCGCCACCTCATAAGCCGCTTCGTTGTAGGCAGAAGAGATGTTGGTGCGGTACACGACTTCCAGCCGTGCATGAGTCGCATTGATGATGCCTTCGATCTGTGCCCTGCGAATGAACTTTGCCATTCCGCCAGTCTTCAGACCCTTGGCGACATGGCGATTCTCAATGCTCTCGGCGATCAGTTGCTTGATTCGCTTCGCCTGCTGCTCCGTCGCACCCTTCATTACGAAGGTGTTCTCGGTAATCATTCGCAAGGCTTCAAGACGCTGCTTCAGTTTCTTGACGGCTTCGGCGTTCTCTGCCTTCCGAATCTTCTCGGCCAGCCTGCGAGCCTGCTTTCGGCGTGCCTCGACTTCTTTCCATCCCATCGGTATTCGATTCCTAAAGGTACGGATGTACCTCCAGAACTGTCCGGGCTTGAAGGCTGGCGACGGGCGCGCAAATGTCTCCGGGCGTTCCACGGGGAACTCCTGTGGCTCCTGTGGCATTCCACCCTGTTTCGCCACCGTATAGGTTTCTGCCACTCCCGTCAGGTAGGACAGGGTCATGACATCGGCCACGGCATCCTCAAAGCCAGCCCAAGCCTTCTCGGCGGCTTCCGTGTTGCCACGAATCTGATTGGCTACCGCCCTCGCGTACCAATAGTTCGCTTCCCGCAGCCCCAAGTTGTAAAGCCGCAGGAAGTCTTTGGTCATGCGTCAGCCTTGCTGTCATCCTCACTAATGCTGACGCGTTCGGTAGGCTCGGTTTCCTCCGGCTCGTCACCCATCGGGCGAATGTCCATCGGAGCCATGCCCGGCTCGGCGGGAGCCTGAAGCACTGGCTCGTCATCTTCCGGCTCTGCCAATCCGAACACCTTGCGAGCCTCGCGTTCGCTGACGCGGCCACCAAGTTTCGTAAACAACTCAATCGCCTTCATGTACTCGTCTGGATTCGGTTTGCTGATGGCGAATGTGAACTGCGGCGGCACGCCTTCATCGCCGAAGTTCATTCGATACAGCGGCTCAACAATCTCGCGGGTGATCGTTTCGGCCAGCGATCCTGCCACATAAGTCACCTGTCGATTCAGCGTCTGCGCGTGCTGATCCGCCACGCTGCTGCCCAATCCGGTGCTGATCGCTTCGCTCGTACCCGTCTGACCGAGGATGATTTCCTTGATGTTGCCGCAGAGATACTCGACCATCTTGGCGAAAGTCTCTGCATTGCTGGATGCTGGCTCCAGCAACTTGATGTCGAACGGCTGCTCGGCGGTGTTCGGGTCTTTCGGAATCGTCACCGACACATCGCCCATCAACTGCGCGAGGATGGCATCCATCTCGCTTTTGGCCTGCATATTGCCAAGGGGATAAGTGCCGATGCGGAATCCCATGCCGTAACGCTCGCAGTACGCATCCCAGTTCTGAAGCACTCGCTGCTTCATCTTCCAGTAGTACCAAATCAGATCGCGCATTCCGCGACCGAGATACGCGTTCTCGGCTTCGTACGGATCATCGAAATCGACACCCTGCGCCTGATAGGTGTGCAGAGCGATCGTCTGTCGCTGCAACTGGTCTATGGGCAGCACGCGGCTGTCCCAACCGATGATCGTGTCGCCGATCTTTGTTCCGTTCGGTTGGTTGCTGGACTCTTGGCTCGCGTAGTAGCGTGGGCCAACCTTGAGGCCAATCGACCCGTATTCCGTAACGACAATCGAATCACCGTGAATCGGAAGCCAGTCGCGAATGAAAATCGTGTCTCCGTTTCGACCGTAGACCATGTTCACAGCCGAACGGCCATACCAAAGCGCATCCATCAGGTGCCGAAGCAGATCGGTGAAGCGTGGCGTGTTCTTGAGCAGTTTCTCCATCGTCGCAGCCTGCTCAACTGCTTCTGCATCCTGCGCGTAATCGGCCTGTGGTGCGACGGCCCAATCTGCGCACGCCACCGACAACTGCAACGACAGCAGCGGCCCCATGACATCGGGGTCGAATCGCATCTGACGCTGAAGCGCACGCTCGTTTCGGACAGCGACCGAACCCTGCCGGAGAATCTTGTTGACGCTCGTATAGAACGAACGCTGCATCTCCACCGGAGTGACAAGGCTTTGGAACGCCGGGTGCGGAGTCGTATCGTTCGCCATGCCCGCCTGCGATGCTTCTTCGTTCTTGTCGTTCATTTGCCGTACAGTCTCCAGAGTTCAGGACGAGTGTCTTTGATGGTGCTGATCGTTCCCGGCTTGTGAATGTATAGCCGATTCCTTGCGTATTCCAATAGATCGACCACAGCATCTACAGTGTCATCATGATCCGACAGAGGGAAAGCGAGCATTTCGTCACGGATTGGCTCCATAACAGGGTCGAGCCTGCCATCAGATCGACAACGAAGTTTGAGTTTGCCCGATTCAACCATCGGCTGCGCCTCGCTCGCTCGCGTGACTTTGTCCTTCGTGCGTGCCACTCTGCGGACGGGAATAGTGGTGGATTGCGCGAGTTGTTGGCAGAGTCCCGCCTGCGGGCCATTGCCTTCCGCGATAATCATGCTGGCTCCTAGCCGCTGGCAAAGATCGACGGCGGATCGCATGAAATTTGGGAAAGTGGCCTGCACGCGCAGCATTTCCAGCAGCCAACATTTGCCATTCGGATCAAGCAATCCAACCAAGCAAACCGAATAGTCACCGCTGTCTCCACGCTTCTCCGTGAATGCCCAGTCGATAGCAGCCACGACAGTGCCGGATGATGCTTCTGCTTCGGGCGGATCGTTCATGTAATACGAGTTCTGCAGCCATTCTTCGCGGAAGATCAGCGAATCCTGCGAAATGGCGACTAGTTCGTAGGCTCGCGCATAACCGAGTGGCCCCATTTCGACCCTCTGCGCCTGCAATACTTCAGGAGTAAACACCTCGGGCCACGGAGAATCGAATCCTTTGCAGGGTCGCCAGTACAGACTGCCATCTTCAGCGGCCTGCTTTCGCCATTCCGTTGTCAGATCATCGACATGGTAAGGAGTGAACAACTTCCATGTTCTTGGCGTGCCTGCGCTGAAGTCTCGCATCGGCAACCAGTTGTTCTTCCACGCTTCCTTCACTTTCTGCCGTTCTGCCGGGACGAGAACGCTGTTTCGCAGATCGCAGACATCGTCCCCGCAAAGAAGATCGCAACGACCGCCTGCGCGACCGAAAATGTTGACGGCCTGCATGGTTGCGTCTTTGTGCATCGCTTCATGCCGCACAAGGATTTCGTTACTGCCCTCATCCTCCGGTTTCGGCTTGACGATTTGGATTTCAGGAAACACCATGCGAAAGATGTCGCTGCGCATGATCTGCACGACCATGCGAATCTGTTCCTGTGCTTTTGTAACCGTCTGTCCCACATGTTTGATTCGGATGCGTGGGTTCTGACCGATCTCCCAAGCCTGCCTGATGGCGCACTGCACAGATTTGCCGTGTCCGCGAGGCAATCCGATCGTCGCGTTGGCGAAGCGAGTCAAATGCTTCTGCATATCGCTATGCACGCCGGACTGCGAGAACCCCAGCAGTTCCGCAAAGGTGTCCGGGTCTTCTCGGG